GAAAAATGGGAAAAGGTATTAAGCAAAGCAATTGGAGTAAATGGTATTCATATTAACTCAGCTTTATTATCTGCTCAGAATAGAAAGCGTATTTATTGGACTAACATTGGATTAAAACCAGCTGGGTTATTTGGGGATTTAGAGAGCATAATTGAACAACCAAAAGATAAAGGAATTTTATTAAAAGATGTTTTGGAAGCTGATGTTAATGATAAATATTTTTTAAAACAGTCTTTAATTGATAAATTACAAATATATAATAAAAGGCAAGTAAAAAATGGTACTGGTTTTTCGGCAAAATTTAGAAATCCTGAAATAGTTGAAAAAATGGATTGTTTAAAAATTGGAGGGGGAATGAAAGATGATTTAATAGTACATAACATAATGCCACGCTCATCCACAACTGGAAAAGGAGGTATAGGTCATTTAACTAGAAATGATGGCAAAACCTATTGTTTAGATACAGGTAATACAAATGCAGTTGAATATAAATCAAACATCCGCAGATTAACACCTTTAGAATGCGAAAGATTGCAAACAATAACTGATAATTATACAAATCATGTAAGCGATTCTCAAAGATATAAGATGCTTGGCAATGGTTGGACAGTAGATGTAATTTCACATATATTTAAATATTTATGACAGTCGCAGAAAAAAGTTTGGCAATGAGTTATATACTCAGTCAGCTATTAACAGAGAATTTAGAAATAGTAATCCTGGAGGTAAAAGGAAAGCCTGAATATGGCCAGTTAAATGATAAGCTAATGAAATTAAAGGGAGCATCAAAGAATGCCTTTAGGATATTGGAAAAAAATACAGATCAGTTAGATGATTTAAAAAACGATATTGAGGAAATATTAGGCAGGCTATGGGATTAAAATACAAAAACATTAAAACAGTAATAAACGGAATTACATTTGATAGTAAAAAAGAGGCCGGATATTATGGGATTTTAAGGTTAAAAGAAAAGGCTAATTTAATTGATCGCTTTGAGATGCAGGTAAGGTATGATATAGTCGTAAATAGTCAGAAAATAGGGTTTTACAAAGCTGATTTTGTAACCTATAAAAATGGCAAAGTATTGGAAGTTATAGATGTAAAATCTGAAATGACAAAGAAACTTCCGGTATATCGAATGAAAAAAAAATTGATTAAGGCGATTTATGGATTTGATATTGTTGAAATTTAATACCTTTGAATAAATTACAGGCAAGTAGCAGGCAGTAAAAATCAATTAGCAGGCATAAAAATATGAAAGTAAAAATCTCGGCCATTAAGGCAAACAGTAAAAATCCTAGAGTAATAAAGGATGACAAGTTTAAAAAATTAGTTAAGTCTATTCAGGAATTTCCGGAGATGCTTGAAAAGAGGCCTTTGGTATGTTATACCGATGTAGATGGCAAGTATGTTGTATTAGGTGGTAATATGAGGCTAAAGGCAGCGCATGAGGTAGGTTTAAAAGAATTGCCTATTGTTTTAGCAGATGACTGGACTCAGGAGCAAAGGGATGAGTTTTTGATTAAGGATAACGTTGGTTTTGGAGAATGGAATTGGGATGATTTGGCTAATGAGTGGGATGCTGAAAAATTAACGGACTGGGGATTGGATGTATGGCAGTCTGAACCTGATGTTGATTATTCAATATTAGATGATGATGATTTATCTGAGCAGTTAGGTGATATGACTAATGGAGTTAAAAAGGCTATTCAAATTGAGTTTGAAGCTGAACATTATGAGGATGCATACGAAATGGTTAAATTTTGGCGAGAAAGAAAAGCATATGTTGGAGGTATGATGATGGAATACCTAAAAGCTGAAAGAGAAAAATTATGAAATTGTTAAAATCAGAAATTAACGGTATTAAGTTTTATCATAGAGAAGGTATGTCAGATCTAAAAACTTTTCAGGAGGTTATAGGAGGTCTTACTTATTTAAAAAAAGGTATGACCATAAATGCAGGTGAGAAGTGGATGGATTGTGGTGGCAATGTTGGTGCTTTTACTTTACTTGCTTGTTCAAAAGGTGCAAAAGTTACTGTTTATGAGCCTGATCCTTATAATTGCGAAATGATTAAAAAGAATTTAGCATTAAATGGTTTTGAAGCTAATATTAAACAATATGCTTTAGTACATGATAATACAAAAGAGCTGGTTTTATTTATAGGCAATAATGGTAACGTGTGGCGTAATTCAATTATAAAAAAGTGGAACAATAAAGGGATAAAAGTTCCTTGCATAAATTTTGAGTCTGAGGCTAAAAACTTTGATTGTTGTAAAATGGATATTGAGGGTGCTGAAATGTTAATACTTGAAAATACAACTAAAGTATTTGATAAATTGGTTTATGAGTGGAGTTTTGATATAGATGCAAGTTTAGTTAGGTTTTGGAATATAATTGAAAAGCAACAAAAACAGTATAATGATTTAAAGGATGTCGGGAATACAGCAAAATTTAAAAGTAGAGATTATGATACGTGGCAAAAATCATGGTTTCCTGCATGTACAAATGTTTTTGCATATAATAAATAAATTATGAAAAGAATTGATTTGATTAAAGTTAATCACAATGTAAAAATTGGTGATGTATGTGAATATATAGAGCCAAATGTAACTGAGGATTGTATATTTTATGCAGATGGTGAACCAATAGGTTTTTACATGACTAAAATGCCGGACAAGATGTGTAAACTTGCTGATATAGCAAATTCAGAATTTAGGAGCAAAAATGTTCCTAAAACAATGATGGATAGAAGTGATGTTGTAAGAAAAGCACAATTAGAAAATAAAACACCTGCGCAAATTATTAAAGAAGGTAGAGGATGTTCACAAATGAGTACTTTACTAGGAAGTATTGCACCTAAGCCAATGGTTAGAAGACCATATGCAAATATAGCACAAGTTCATTCAGTAAAATCAGCACAGACATTTATTAAGGCAATGCTATTGTTGGTAAAAGAAAGCGAGCAACTTATAAAAGAAATACTACCAAAGCAATACAATCAGCAAACAGAACTGTTTAAAAAAGTTCCTGAAAAATGGCGATTCGGCAACTTATTTACAAGTTCAATTTCAAATTTTAATATATCAGCTCCATTCCATCGTGATGCAGGGAATATAGAAGGTGCAGTTAATGTCATAATATGTAAAAAACATAACTCTAAAGGCGGAGATTTAAATGTACCGGATTATGGAGCAACTATTGGTCAGCAAGATAATTCAATTTTGGTTTATCCTGCCTGGAGAAACGTTCATGGAGTTACGCCAATATTACCTACTCATGAAGGAGGTTATAGGAATAGTTTAATATTTTATCCTTTGAAAGCATTTGTTGGATTAGACTAATGAAAAAACATACTAAACTATATTTAGCTTACTTTGGCTTTGATCAATCGGATTTTATCCCTTGCGAGGTTTGCGGATGCGAGGCGGTTGATATACATCATATAGAATGCAGAGGTATGGGAGGGACTAAAGAGGCGGATAATATTGAGAATTTGCAGGCTTTATGCAGGGAATGCCATGTTAAGTATGGGGATAAAAAACAGTTTAAAGATTATTTAAAGGAGGTGCATAATGATTACAAGTACAGAGGAGGCAATTAAGAGGGGCGGAAATACTCAGTTTAAAAAGGGTGTATCCGGAAATCCAAAAGGAGCAGTAAAAAAAATACCTCAATTGGATGTTTTATTGGCTGATGTATTAGGTGAGGAAAAGGATGGAATTGAGGCGGCTAAGGCTATATTAATGGCATTAAGATCTAAGGCAGTAAAAGGAGATGTTCGGGCCGCTGAGGTATTATTAGATAGGGCCTATGGTAAAGCATCGCAAAGCCTAACATTAGATGGAGATATTAATTTTCACGTTCCGGCTCCAAATGTTTACAATACTGCTCCGCCTTTGTCGCATAGTGAAAACGAAATAGATGTTTGATTGTTCGCCAGTATTTTATGAGAATTATGAGGCGAAAGAAAAGGTTCTAATAAATCAAGGCGGCACGGCTTCGAGCAAAACCTACTCTATTATGCAACTGCTTTACTACAAGGCAGTCAATCAGCCTAAATCAGTAATAACGGTAGCTGGGGAGTCATTGCCTAACTTGCGCAAGGGAGCTTACCGAGATGCGGAAAGTATCTTTGCAGATAATAAATACCTTCAATCACAATTAAAGTTTTGGAATAAGACAGAGCGGATAATCTATTTTAAGAATGGATCACTAATCGAGTTCGTATCCTTTGAAAATGAGCAGTCGGCAAAGAATGGTAAAAGGGATTATTTGTTTTGCAATGAGGCAAATGGAATAAGCTATCAGATTTATTGGCAGCTAGCGATCAGAACAAGAAAGCAAATATTTTTAGATTATAATCCGACAAATGAATTTTGGGCGCATACTAAGCTAATCGGTCAGCCAGATACAAAACTTATTATATCTGATCACAGGCATAATCCATTTTTAACGGATGAGGATCATAAAAGAATTGAGGATATTAAAGAACTTGATTTGGAGTTATGGCATGTATATGCAAGGGGTTTGACTGGTAAGATTGAGGGTGTTATATTTAGGAATTGGGCAGTATGTGAGGCTATACCAAAGGATGCGGAGTTAATAAGCTATGGGATTGACTTTGGATTTACGAATGATCCGACAGGAATAATTGAGGTTTATAAATCATCTGGGGAATTGTGGGTTAATGAGATGTGTTATGAAACCCGATTGACCAATATGGATATTTGCCAAAAGTTAAAGGATTTTAAAGTTGGTCCAGATCAGGAAATTATTGCAGATAGTGCGGAGCCAAAGTCAATACAGGAGATTTATGCAGAGGGTTTTAACATTCATGGCGCAATGAAAGGGCCTGATAGTATTAAGCAAGGGATTGACATTTTAAAGCGATACAAGATAAACGTAACTGCAAACAGTCATAATCTAAAAAAGGAGTTTTATTCCTATATTTGGAAAAAAGATAAAACAGGCAAATTACTAAATGAGCCAATTGATGCTTTTAACCATTTGATTGATCCGCTGAGATACGTGGCATTAAATAAATTAGCATCTAAATTTGTACAGGAATATTCATTTGAATGGTAACTATGGGCATACTACAAAAGTTTTTTAAGGCTGATATTGAAAAGGCAGCTGAGAATCAATTACAGGCTTTGATGCCAGGATTACAGAGAGATGTAACCGCAAACCTTTACAATCAAAACGTATTTGGTTGGATAGGCAATAATCAGGTCGTAGTTGATTTTGAGGACAAGGCCAAGTTTGTAGAGCAAGGGTTCCAAAAGAATGCAGATGTTTATACCTGTATTGATATTATTAGCAAAAAAGTAGCTGAGTGCGCCTATGCCTTATATGAGATAAAAGAGGGCGTAACAAAAAAAGATTTAAAGATGTATGAAAATATGTCTATGGCTGAGGGCGCATCCGCTAAGATGAGAACTTTGCAATTAAAGGAGCAGATGTTTAATCAGGTCGAAAGCAATCCAATTTTGGACTTATTGGCTAAACCAAACCCATTGCAAACTTATGAGGAGTGGATGACTGATCTGGCAGGGTTTTACCTATGTACAGGCGATGGTTATATTTTTGGCAATGGCAAGGATGAGTCAATGACTGAAAAGCAAATTTGGTCGCAGTTGTATTGTTTACCGAGTCAATGGGTTGAGATTATTTCAGGCGGGATGTTTGAGCCGATTAAAGGATATGCATTAACATCTATTTATATTGAAGAGATACCATTACCTGCAAGTCAGGTGGCACATTTTAAATCATTTAATCCAGACTTTACATTAACAGGTGCGCAGTTATACGGACAATCCCCAATTAAAGCCATTTACAGAAACGTATTAAAAGAAAACGAGGGCGATAATGAGTTATTAAAGCAAATCCGTAACGGTGGGGCAATGGGCTTTATTTCGCCTGATGGGCAGGGCGCTGCATTGACTAAGGATCAAATGAACCTGTTAAAAGAGAAAATAGTTGATGCTAAACGTGGCGAATCATTAATGGATCGTATATTCCCATCATCTGGGCCGCTAAAATGGACACAAATCGGTTTGCCATCTACTGACTTGCAATTAATTGAGTCACTTAATATAGATACACGCAAGATATTTACTGCCTTTCACGTTCCAATTCAATTCTCAGGTAGTGAATCCGCATCTACGGATAACAACATGGGCTGGGCATCTAAGCAACTAATTTACAATGCAACTGCTCCATTATCCCGCAAAATCAGGGATGCAATAAACAAGTTTGTTTGTGAGCCATACGCAAAGGCATACGGAAAGAAATATTACTTTGATTTTGATTTTAGCAGCTATCCTGAGATGCAAGAGGATATGCAAAAGCTGACTGAGTGGTTAGCTAATTCGTATTGGATCACGCCTGATGAGAAACGTATTGCACAGGGGTATGATAAGATAAGCACGCCAGAGATGGAGAAAGTTTATGTACCTGCCAATCTGGTTCCAATTGAGGATTTATCATTAGATCAAGCATATAACAATGCGACCATAAATGGCAAGTAGTGTAAAATATCATAAAACGTATTTAAGGCTCCATAAAGAGTATGAAACCTATGCCTATCCGCTAATAAAAAAAGCATTGGATGAGCAGACTAAGGCGATTACTAATTTTACGGATGAGAGCAATTTTGATGACTTGCAGGTTTACATTCAATTTCTGGTAGATCAAAAACCTTTGTATAATGCATTGGAGAAAATATATGGCAGAGTTGGGGTATCAGCTGCGACATTCTCATACGACTGGATTCGTAATTCAGTACCTAAAACCAAAAAGGATTATATTATAGATTTCTTTAATGCTGAGTGGTATGTTGAGATGGTAAACTATTTCAGGCTAATTGGAGGTACTAAGGTAACAGGGATTGATGAAACAACTATTGATAAGATTAAAAACGTATTGGCTAATATATTGGGCCAAAATTTAAGCCGCAGAGATCAAGCAAAGTTATTTGAGCAGACATTAAATGATCCTGCATTTAACAGAGCAAGGTCTTTAGTTATTGCCAGAACGGAAAGCACAACCGCAGCGAATCATGGAATTAATGTAGGTGCTGAA